ATATTTAAAAACTACTAATTTAGATTGGAAGTATATGACAATAGGTTTAGATGTAAAAACATTTATACAAGAATTAGAAAAGTTTAAAGATAAAATAAACGACAAAGGTTTCTTAAATATAGACGTTATCAAATCTGACAGAGGTACATTGTGGGCAAAACTCAATGACTACAAAATAGATAATAAAGAAGTTAAAAGTACAGATCATAGCCCAGACAGAGAAGAAGTAACACCTTTTTAAAAATTTAGCTAGACCATCTTTTCTTAAGCCCTGCAAACATTAACTCAAAGTTTAGCCAAAGTTAATGTTTAGGTCTAGCTTTTTTTTCTATATTTAGAAAATGATCATACAATTCAATGACGAGGTAAATCGATTAAGACAAATACGTAAGGGAAATCTTAAAGAAGGTTTAAAACTAGACATACCTGAAATAGATGAACACTTAAGATTTAAACCAAATAATTTTAACGTTATATTAGGGCACGCAAATGTTGGTAAGACAAATCTTACTTTATATTTGATGTTATTGTATTCTAAAAAACATAAAATAAAATGGTTAGTTTATAGCAGTGAAAATGAAGCTTACACTTTAATTAGAAAATTAATAGAATTTTTAGAAGGTACTATAATAAACAAAATTGAAGAAAGTTATTTTGAACAAAGAGTAAAATGGATTGACGAACATTTTAAATTTATAGACACAACAATACTTTACAGCTACAAACAATTATTAGATTTAGCAACAACTATTAAAGCAGCTTATGATTATCAAGGTTTTTTAATTGATCCTTACAACTCATTAATTAAAGACAAAGAAATTAGTAAAAGTATAAATGGACACGAATACGATTATTTAGCAACAAGTGAAATGAGAGTATTTTGTAAAACAAAAGGTGTCAGCATATGGTTAAACACACACGCTAGTACAAACGCACTAAGAGTAAAACACAATGAAAGACACCAATACGCAGGTCATCCTATACCACCTTTAGCAAGTGATGTAGAAGGAGGAGGCAAGTTT